TAGGTTGTATGAATATACAACCATTAATGTATTTTGATTTACAAAATGTACCCTTTTTTAAGGGGGCATATTTAATTACTAGTGTAAACCATAGTATTACCCCTAACCATATGACAACTAATTTTCAGGGGGTAAGGCAGTCAAAATTTATTGCTCCACCACCAACAGAAATAACTGCAGACTTAAAATTAAATTTAAAAGAATCTACTGATGTGTCAAACATATTTAATTTTAATAATTTAAATAAAGATGCCAATAAATATGTTATTGGTGTGGAAACACCAGATGGGGATTTTGATTTCAATAAGTTTAGTGTTACTAATTTTGTTAACAAATTTAAAGTACCTGTATCTGCAGCGACAGCGACTAATTTAAAATTGTTTCAAAATTTATGTGAAACTAATGGTATAAAATCAAATAAACAAGTTTGTATGTTTTTATCTAATATATTAACTGTTTCTAATAACATGATAAACCTTATTAAACCTAATACAATAGACGTAACTGATGATAAATATCAAGTAGGGGTATTTGAAGATGGTACTATATATTCAGGAGAAACAAGACATTATGGTACTAACCCACCACCACCATCTAGCCCATTTTACGACACATATAAAGACACTACTATAGACTCTATATCTGCTATCACACCAACGTTTACATCTACTACTATCAACGAAGACACAGTTGTTATTGATATTAATCAAGATAGTGAAGTCGGTGTAGGTAATTCATTCATTGGGGATAAATGGTTATTTAGACCTAGAGGGTATCTATATGTTAAGGGTAGACAAGAATATTTTGACTACAAAAGTACAAAACCTCAATTCACTACACCATGGTTATTATCTAAAAACCCTAAAACCGCATTTGGTATTGCAGTAGACGTTTGGAAAAATAAAAGACAAAAAGGTGAAGTAGGTTCATCAAAAACCAAAACTGCTTTTGAAATCTGTCAAGAGGGTCAAGGTGGTGCGAATATCTACACTAGAACATTCACCATTGTAGGAAACGATAAAAATATCGACTTATACTTCCAAAATTTTGAAAATGTGTTATTAGCTTTTAATCTTAAAAAAGATTTTCAGTTAGATTAATTGTTTTTTAAAAAAAATTCACTATATTTGTAATTATGTACGTTGGAAATATAGTGACAAAATCTAAATTAGTTGAAGAAAATTTTAACATTGTAAATAACTTTGATGAAATAGATAATGATTTACCCACACTAATTATAGGTTGGGAGAGAGTTAAAAATCAAGTAGATGGGATATCAATAATACATAAAAAAATTAACCATAGATTATATTGGACATTTACAACTAAAGAACGTAAAGTTGACTATGAAGTTGATTTAGAGAAATTCAAAGAATTATGTTTTAACCAATTCGGTGATAATATACCGTATGTTTATTTGGATTTAATTCATGGGAAACAAAAGATTAACATAAAAATAGTAAAAAAAATTCTATCATTAAAAAAACCTGTAATATATTTTAGTGGTAAAGGTATGGTTTATATATATGATGAAAACATCATTTTTGGTGTCGATTTAAGTATTATTGAATATACTAACCTTAATAAAGAAAAGATTATAAATAAAATAAAAAACATTGGAGATAATGTTTTAGTATCCGATGAGATATTTAATAAATGTAAGGATTTATTATACAAAATAAAATTTAAGAATAAATTAATCCCTTACATTTATAAAAATGGAGAATACAACTAAGAGTGTAACACTATCATCATTTGTTTATGTCGATAAAGTTGATAGTTTTAAAAAGTACTTACTTAATAAGTTTGGTATAACGGAAGATAAGATATTCCAGTATAGTTACGATGAAAAGGATAAAATAATAATGACTTTCATTGTTCATCTTAATCAAGATGAAAAAGTAGATATCAGATCATTCTATCCCCCTACGATAATAGTTCACAAAAAAGGTGAATGTTTTTATACTATAAACGCATTAAATTTACTTATAGAAAAAATTAGTGGATCAGATATTGGTAATTTAAATTATAAAGATTTTAAAATAGATTGGGACGATTATCAGAACCGAATAATTCTTGTAAAACATAAAGAATTAAAAATAATGTCTATAAAACGAGAGTTTTCTTAAAATTTTTATATTTATAACTAAAGAATTGTTATGGATAAAACTGAAAATACAAAAGAAAAAGAAAACCTAAAGAATGGTTTGGATACTTTTTTGGGTGAAACAGCCGAAAAAGAATGTGTTGGTGAAGAATGTCTAATTAATGACGGTAAAGAAATTGTTGAAAGAGTAGATAAAGTTTACAAAACAAATGACGGTAGACAATTATTAATGTAAAAGAAATGAATAAGAAAAAATTAATATCTGAAGAATTAAAAAGACACTTACAATTATTGGAGTATACTTTTTATGTACCTGAAGAAACTAAAGAAGAAGATGATGAAGAATTATTGTTCGATGGTATACTAAATGAACAAGACCCAGAAGAGGGCGCTGCTGAGGATCCATTTGCTAGTGACACACCAGAGGGTGACGTTACAGATACGGTAGCGGATCCATTTGCTAGTGACACACCAGAGGGTGACGTTGGGGTTGATGATAGTTTATCTACAACAGAAGAAGACCCATTCGCAGATCAAGGAGAAGGTATCGAAGTAGAAGATGAATTTGCTTCAGAAGATATGGGTGACGAAGAAACTGTTGAAGTGGATGTTACCGATATAGTTGATAAAACAGAGGAGACTAAAACATCTGTAGATGGTATAAACACTAAAATGGATGACCTCTTATCAAAACTATCAGACTTAGAATCACAAATAGGTGGTATGGATCAAGTTATTAGTAAGATAGATGGTTTAGAAAAAGAAATAGAAAAAAGAAACCCTACACCTGTAGAAAGGTTAGAAATGAGATCGATGAATTCATTCCCATATAGTGTTAAACTAACAGATTTTTGGGATGAACAAGAAGGTTATGACGCTACAGAAGAAGAAACTGAATATACTTTAACACAAAGTGATGTTGATAATTTTGATCAAAAAGAAATCAGATCATCATTCAACCCAAAAGACGAAGAAGGCGAGGAATAGTAATTATGAAAATATCTTTAACAGAGGAAATTGATAAAATTAAAAGACTTTATACCTTTCAGAAAGGTGATACTCTATTAGTAGAGCAGGTACCTAAAACAAATTTACCAGGACCAAATTATTATGAAATACAATCGTTTTTAGAGAAAAAAACGGATATGGATACAGGTGAACCAGGTTTTGGTGACGAAACATCCAAAGCATTAGGTTTTTATTTATTTGGTGATAAAAATAATGTAACTGATAAAAAAGGTATTAGTGAATTATTAACATCTATGGGATATGACACAGGGGGTGAAGAATTCGGAGAAGATTATGCCTTTGCTGTTTCAGATATCATACGTCAAGTAGAGACAAATTCTATGGACGTAAATAAATTACTAAAAAATAGTGCATCTAGAAAAATTATTGGTGGTATGATTAATCAATCACTAAGTAAACTTTTACCATTTACTGAAAAATTTAAATTAGGAAAAGTAATAGAAACAACACCACCAAAAGATATAGGTAATGGGATTGTATCTAAAAATTGGTTCAAAATAAGGGATATAGATATGTCGTACACTATAAATCAAATAAATATTACAAACTATAATGATAAAGAACAAACACTTAAAGGGTTTGTTATCGGTAAAGCTAATATAGGTGGTATCTTAAAATTAGATTTAACTGGTTCGGTAGTGTTAGGTATGGAAATTACTGATAATAGGTATATGGGTATTACATTAAAATCTATATCTTTACAAACACCTTATAAATTCATTGATAGTGTGGTAGATATAGGATACCAATTAAAAAGAAATCAAATTAGATTGTTATATGCAATAAATTTAATGCCCGATATAGGAGTTTTTGGTATTGGTGAAGGACATACAGAATTTGGGCCATATTATTATAATACACCATTACAAGAAATGTTAATTAAATATATTAAAATTCCTACTATAGATATAGGGACAAATAGAAATCAAATTATATTTAGACCAACAGTTCCAAAGAAAAAACAAACAGGTTCAAAATTCAAACCTATTCGAAGGTCCACAACCAACCCAATTCAAAATAAATTAAATAAAAAATAATCATATTGCTTATTGACTTTTTAATGTTTTGTTAGTATTATTGTCTAATAAACATTTAAAAATTTTAAAAATGAGTAAAAAATTAGACGCAATTCTTTCACAATATGAAAAAAATAGTGAGAGTAAAACAAAAACCAAAATTTCTTCAGAAGATAGACTTAAAAAGTACTTTACAGAAAAATTACAGAAAGGTGTAAAATCCGAAAATAAAACTTTTAGGATATTACCTGGAAAAGGTGAGGAATCACCATTTACAGAAGCATATTTCCACGAAAAAGAGTTAAACGGTACATACCCTAAAACTTATTGTCCTAAACTTAATGATGGTGAACATTGTCCACTATGTGAAGCTAGAAGTGCACTACTGGAAGATGGTTCAGAAAAAGCTAAAGAATTGGCTAAAGGATTAAATCCACGTAAATGGTATGTTGTAAAAGGTATTGATAGAGACAAAGAAGATGATGGTGTTAAGTTTTGGAGATTTAAACATAAGTGGACTGGTGATGGTGTGATGGATAAATTGATACCACTTTTTAAATTAAAAGGTGATATAACAGATCCAAGAGAAGGTAGAGATATCGTAATTGTTGCTGGAAGAAACGATAAAAATCATTCTGTTGTTAATTCGATTATGTGTGATGACGTTACAATCTTAACTAGTGAAACTGAAAAGGCTAATGATTGGATGGGTAATGATGAAACATATAAAGATGTTTACGCTAAAAAGTCAATTGAGTATCTAGAAATCATTGCTACGAATAAAACACCTATTTGGGATTCGGAACAAAAGATTTATGTTGCTGAAGAAGACAAAGAAGAGGCTGAATCCGCTTCATTAGAAAAAGAGATTTCATTTATGTCAAACACCTCAGAAAATTCTGGAAAAGAAGATGTATTAGTTACAGATTTAACTTCTAATGATTCTGATGATGAAGAACTACCATTTTAATATATTAAATATATGGCTAAGACACCTTTAAAAAAGAAAACTTCTGATTTTTCTTCTATAAGAAAAAAGTTTTCCTCCGCTGAGAGGTACAAAGAACAAAAGTACTTTGATTTAGGGGAAGCATTTCAGAAGGCTACAGGTATACCTGGACCCGCTATGGGTCAAATCAATATGATGTTAGGTCATTCAGACACTGGGAAAACTACCGCACTTATACAAGCTGCGGTAGATGCTCAGAAAAAGGGTATTTTACCTATATTCATTATCACTGAACAAAAATTTAGTTTTGAACACGCCAAACAAATGGGGTTAAAAACTGAATACGTTGAGGAAATAGATGAAACAACTGGTGAAGTCACTGGTTATTGGGATGGATTTCTATTATATAAGTTAGGGTTTGACTACATTGAACAAGCTTTTGAATATGTAACGGAAGTTTTAGATGGACAAAAGAACGGAGAGTTACCTCACGATATATTATTTTGTTGGGACTCTATAGGTACTATACCTTGTAAAATGAGTTTTGATGGAAAAGGTGGTAATCAACATACTGCTCGAACTATTTCAGAAAAATGGGGAATGGGTATGGCTCAAAGAATTACATCCTCAAGAAAAGAATCATCCCCATATACTAATACGATGATTTTCGTAAACCAACCTTGGGTAGATTTACCAGATAATCCATTTGGACAACCAAGGATACAACCAAAAGGTGGACAATCAATATACTTATCTTGTGCGTTAGTGTTCTTATTTGGTAATCAGAAAAGTGCTGGAATATCTAAATTATCTGCTACCAATAAAGGTAGAAAAGTTAATTTTGCTATTAGAACTAAAGTAGGTATCCATAAAAACCATATGAACGGGTTAGGGTACGCTGATTGTAAAATATTGGCTACTACACATGGTTTTATTGAAGATGATAAAAAATACATTGACAATTACAAAGACAGTCAAAAGGCTTATTGGTCTGAGATATTCGAAAATGTAGGAGATGATGTATTAGATTTTGAAATTGTAGCTGATAGTGAATATATTGAGGCTCCAGTAGATTATTCTGATGATTGATTGTTTAACCCTATATCAGATGTCAGTTGAAAGTACCAAATAGAAAAAAAACCTACACACACACTTTATTAGTTGATGGGGATTCATTGTTAAAAACCGCTTATTTTGGGGCTAAAGATCTTTATTATAAAGATACCCATATAGGTGGTATTTTTCAATTCCTTACTATGTTAAGAAAAGTAATTAAAGAGTATAGGTTTGATAGGGTATATGTCTTCTGGGATGGTAGATTTAGTGGAAGACTAAGGTATGACATATACAACGAATATAAGTCTAACAGGGATAAAGATTTTTATAATGAAACACCTCCCTCTGATCCTGACTTATATATTCAAAAAGAAAGGGTAATGTCTTACTGTGAAGAATTATTCATCAGACAATATAAAGATGAAATAGTTGAAGCTGACGATTCAATAGCTTATTACGTAACCAAACTAAAAGAAGATGAAAAAGTTGTTATCATATCTAATGATAGGGACTTGTGTCAATTAATAGATGATAGAGTAGGTGTGTACGTTATAAACCTAAGAACTATTGTTACGAAAGACAATTACTTAAGACATTTTAATCATCACCCAACAAACCTTAAACTAATTAAAATGATTTCTGGAGATGTTAGTGATAATATAAAGGGGATACAAGGTGTAAGTGAAAAGACATTGAAAAAGTATTTTCCTGAAATAGTTGAAAAAACTTTGACATTGGAGAATATAATTAGTAAAATTGAAACAATACAAACAGAAAGAAAAAATAGATTGAAGACATTGGATAATATAATAAATAAAGTTACCGTTGGTGTACAAGGTAAAGATATTTATGACATTAATGAAAAGATAATCAATCTTAAAAAACCATTGTTAACAGAGTCTTCAAAAGGAGAGTTAGATTACTTATTTGGAACTACTATTGATCCAGAAGATAGAGAGACTAAGAATGTAATCAATATGATGATAGAAGATGGTGTGATGATGGCGTTACCAGGAGGGAGAGATGGGTATATAAACTTTTTACAACCATTCCTAAGAATTATTAAAAAAGAAAAAAATTATTATTTAAAAACAAAAACAGAGAAAGATGAAAAAAGTGTATAAAACATTTCCGTATGAATTTTTATTCCTAATAAACGGAAACCCAATTGTAGGTAGGAATTTCCCTATATACAATTTTAATAAAGACTCCTTTAATTCAATAGAGTTGAAAGAATTAGTAGATGATTGTGTTGATATCCTTAAGTTACATTTTAAAAATAAAACATATGATTATATGTACAAATATTATAACCCATATTTTTACAGTACTGCTGAGGAGAATGTGTCTACTGATGTTGAGGTAAAAGACATTTACGAAGAAGAAGATTTTTTCACTTTTCAGATTTTACATAATAAAAAAATTGTAGTAGAAAAGATTTTTACTGGTAATGACTATCCACCACAAGTAAGATACGATGTGGACATAAGAAAAATTCTTCCTAAAATCATTGATCAAGTTCAACAGGGGTTGAATCAGAAAAATTATACAAAAGAATATGGGAATTATAAGTTAGACCGTATATTTATTAAGAAGTAAACTAAAAAGAGTTATGGATAAAAAAGAAGTTAAGAATTTAGGTTATTTAGGGTATAGTTTTCAGACTAAGTTAGTT